TGAAAATCTGCTTCTCCTTTTTCGTATGCCTCTGCAATAGAGGCCACTCCCGTGGTTCCTAGAGTAGATAGGGCATAATGCACTACCAACCTAGGCTCTTGTTGAGAATAGTCAAAACAACCCCATCTATGGCCCTCCTCGGGCATAAATATAGACCTAATACCCATACCTCTATTAGTATAGTTTGGTAATTGCTGTAAGTTGGGATTTGAGTAAGATAGCCGACCTGTAATTGTGCCTCCTATCTCTCCTCTAAGTTGATGTATATCTGCATGTATTCTTCCCTTATAAACAAAATTTTTAATGGATTCTAAAAAAGTGTTACTTAATTTATCTAATTCTCTTGCTTGTGCAATTCTTTTTAAAGTTTTATTTTTATGATTTTTTAAATAATTTTTAGTAAAAGAAGGCTTCCCTGTTTTTTCTGTCCTGTCAAAATCATTTATCCCTAATTTACCACAAATACTCTCTATGCTTTTAGCTGCCCAAACTTCCGGATAAATACCAGTGTCTTTGTGTATTCTCTCTATTTCATCAGTGTATTGTGCTTTTAACTTTGTATATAACATGTCAACTTGAGGCTCACTAATTCTAACTCCTTTAATTTTCATATCAAGAATACAAGGCAATACATCACATTCTAATTCTGCTATGGATGTTAATTCTTGTGCCTTAATTTCTTTTTTTAATTCTTGCCATAAAGCTAAAGTTATCTCAGCATCTCGTTCTGCATATTCACCTACATACATCGCAGGTAGTTTATACATTTCTGATTTAGCATCTACACCCCATTCTTTTGCAGCATCTTGTAAAGCACTTTCATTTTTTCCTATGCCTGTATAATCTTGAGATACAGAATTTAAATCATATCTAAATCTATTTTCATCAACTAAAGCGGCCATAATCATAGTATCAATAATTCTTCCGTGGACCGTGAGTCCTAGTCTATGAATCCAACATAAATCATATATTGCATTATGAAATATTTTATTTGCTTTTGTTTTTAAAACATCTTGAAACCAACCAATAACTTTTTTACGTTCTAAGTTTGGTCCAGATTCATGAGCGATTGGATAATACCCAGACCAGTCTTTAACTGCTACAGCAATACCAACTACATCACCTTGTCCTCTCATTGAAGAAGATCCTCTTGTTTTTAAATCAGGATCTTTTGTTTCTAAGTCGATAGATATTTCATTATATTTTGATAAGTCCGGAAAATCATCTGGTGGAAACCATTCTGACTGCGGTGTAAACAAAGGTTTTTGTATCATGAGTAATCTCTCTCTAATATCATTTCTAAATAGTGGATTGCTTTCTTAATATCTTCTTCCTTCCCTTTTACAGAATGCCTGCAGATGTACTTTATAGCATTTCCCTCTGCAAACAAGAGTTTATTTTCATTAATAAACTCTGCGGGTTGAATTTTCATCGAGCGGTAGTGCTTCCCGCCTACCTGCTCTTCCAGTGAATTGTATGTTGTTCCTTTAAATATATCTTTAGATGTCATATGCCTTCTTTGTTTTTGGTTCTATAATATATAAACTGTCCTCTGTTCTTGTGCATGCAACATAAAACAATCTATGTGTGTCATCTGGATTAATTTGATATTCTTCAAAAGCCGCTCCAGATAATTCTGTGTGTACTACTACGTTTTCTCTTTCATTACCTTTAACACCATGTATTGTAGATAAACTTATTCTTGGTGCTTTAGATAAATCCTCTCCCGCATTAATTAATTTATTTATTTTTTTAATATCCTCCTCAAATAATTCATTAAGTGCAATCTCCCAACTATCTTCTATATTTAAACCAAATTTTTCTTTTAAAATATCGATGTCATAAAATTTATCTTTTGACATTGCTTTAAAAAATTTTGTATCCCAATTATTATTATCCATTTTAGATTTAATTTTTTTACAATCATTGTAATGTAAAGGCACACCTTTTTTTAATTCTTCCCATTTTTGTATAATATCATAAATATTTCTTACTCTCGGTGTCGCATTTCTTCTTTGCCAATACAAACCCTTTTCATCTAATATTATACCTATTTCCTCCAACATATAGTTTGCTGTAGCCAATACTAACCATCTACCTTTCGTAAAATCAATCTCGTATAAATTTTGACAACGATGCACACTTCCTTCTTGATCCTTCGGATAATATTTTTTTTCAACTCTATCTTTAACTTGACTAATAATTTTGTTTGCAAATTCAAAAGGTTTTCTTGGAACCCTTCTTGATTGCTCTAGTATTTTTCTTTCACCCTCTAAATTTATAAATGTGCTCACGTGTGCACCATTCCATCTGTATATGGCTTGATCATCATCTCCTGCGATTACAGATTCTGTTGATGACTCTTCTATCTTGTAAACAAGTTTCCATTGCAACCAACTTAAATCTTGTGCCTCATCAATAAAAGCAACTCTTAAATTAGGTGATTTGTATTGATCTCCTGTTTCAGGATGACCATTTAAAAATCTCTCTAACATGTCATGAAAGTCAACCAAACCTTTTTCTTTTTTAAATTTTTTTAATTCTTTGTAAATTATTTCTAATTTATTTAATGATAATTTTTGATTAGCACCAACATGGTAGTATTCAATGGGGTCCATATCTTTTGATCTGGCAACATTTATTAATTGCATGTAAGGATTTTTAGAATGAAAAACACCATTTTGATCATTGTCTTGAACTATTTCTTCTTTTTCTATGTCAACTATTTCCCCAAATTCTTTATAGTGTTTTGATTTCATGACCTGGTTAGTATTTAATTCTATTTGATTATAACAAAATGAATGCAGTGTTTGAAAATAAGGTAGGTCATCATCCGATAATTTAAACTTATTCATTGCCCTTTCTTTTCCCTCTCTAGCTGCGTTTTTACTAAATGTAAAATATCCAATTTTATTTGGTGGTGTTTCTTTTAAATATTTTTCTACTTCATTTAATAAAGTCCAAGTTTTACCTGTGCCAGGCGGTCCATAAATAATTTTTCTCATTAATAGTTAGTGCTCCTAAAAGTTTTTGATTTGTATGTTTCTGGTCTTTTGTCAAATCTAGTTATTACAAATACAGATAGTTTGTGTTTACCAACACGTTTAGTTGTACAATTAAAATAGTCTTTTAACATTTGAGATGTTCTTTGATAAGGCACTTTCCAATGTTTTCTAGACAAATAATTATGAAAAAAATTATCAAATACAAAATAGTGAAATCCTTCTTTTGTATACGTTCCACCATTTTTTAAATCCTCAAAGTCGTCTTTCTGTATTCTGTTTACACAATAATCTTCAAGATAGTTTTTTAATATATCTTTTGTACCAGTTCCCTCTGCGGGCTCTGTAATTTCTGCATTACTTAATAATACAGTTGTCATCTTTTTCCAATCTCCTGTTTTTAATGTTGGAGGATTTATTCTTAATTGTTTAATACATTCTTCTTGAAATAATGTTTGATTGGCTAAATGTTTTGCAGAGTCTAAATATAATCTATCTCCATCAACGTTCATGTAATAGTATGGCTCTTCTAGGTTTACAACTTGCAAATCTGTAAGACTTGGAAATATTGGCTCTTGTCCAATTCCAAACTTTCTAGACTTACATAATTTTTTATCACACAAACTACACATTGGTTGATCATTACACTTATAACCCCAGTCTTTTTTGTCGTGTTGTTTTTTTACTATATCAACTTCTGCATCTGTTAAAGGTGATTGCATTGCAGTTTCATTAAACACAACTAATTTAGATTTCCAGTTTTCTGGCCATTTAGATTTTGCATATACACCATAATGAAATAATGCATTATTACGTCCACCCTCACCAACTTTATTTTGTGCCATTAATTCTATACATGGTGGACCATCTGAGTATGGAGTCTCTGGTCTTTTTATTTCTAAACTTTCTACAATATCTGCAGTAACAACTTTTGTTTCATATAATTTATAAAAACCTTCTAGACTAGCAGCTTCACCCTCATCATCAAAGGCATATCTTACTGTATCATCACCATTAAAGTATGGTAAATTTAAAAAATTTCCTGTATCATCTTTCGATTTTAATTCTCTTTGTTTTGGAAAAACTTCTGATCCGCCGTAACCTAGCACAGATCTTATTTGATTTAATTTGTCCTGCATCACACCAGCAGATACATAATTTAATGAAAATAAAAATACATGTGCTCCACCAGATTTAGATCTACATACAATAAGTGGTAAATTTAAAATTTTTATTTTGTTAATTAATTTTTTGTGATCAAATTCTGCATAGAAGTCTATATCAATACAACCCCATTTGCACTCGTTGTTATCATTAATTGGTATGATACCTAAATTTTCTGTGCCTTGTAAATGTTTTAACCATAACTCTGGTGTAACTATTTCTCTTTTTACAAATGATTTACCTTTGATTTTTTGACCATTGCCGTTCGACTCACCTACAATAGTGACACCATGTGCTCGGTCTAAACCCTCAAATATATTTCTAAATCTTTCTATTCTATCTTCTATCATGTTTTAAAAGTGGGCGTATCCACTCTCGCTTAGACGCCCACCACCTAGGATTCTAGTAGTTTGAAGATGTTTTTTTAGTTTCTTCTTGAGCTTCAGGTTTAGCTTGGATCTCACCCTTACCTACACTTGTTGCAAAAGATTTAGCCATGTCATAGACTCC